GAGCTCTGCATGTATCTGTTCGCGGCCCGCGGCGTCTGTTGACGCTTCCCAAGCGTCGCGGAGTTTCTCTCGATAGTCATCGAATAGCGCGCCCAGCAACCCGCCGGGCAATTCCAGCTGGTTGCAAATTTCGATAGCGTCGGCGCTACGCGGCAGAATCTTGGCCATTCTTTAATGCCTTGATCGCGCTAACCGCCCGATCGATTTGCCCAAGTGTGTCCGTCGTGTGCTCTTGCTCTTGGCTGAGTTCTTCAGCTTGCATTTTCGCTAGTTCAAACTGCGTTGTTGCGTTGCCGACAATTTCGGCTTCTTTTATTTCTGCGTCAAGGATCGTCTTAAAGTATTCCAACACGCGCTGCGCATCCTTGTCGCGCTTGTCGAGCGACACGCGAAGTTGCTCTAGACCAAGCGCCATATCCATCAACCGTTGTTGCGCCGCCTTTTCGGCCTGTGCAGTCTGCGCGCGTGCCGCCTGTGCTTTCTGGCTCTCGTCGGAGCTCGGATCGAGATAGTACCGCTCGGAATTGTCCACTTCGGATGCGCGACACCAGTCCATAAGCAGCGCGTAGAACGTCTGCATGGTTACGAGCACCCCGGTCAAGCCTTCCTTGCCTAACTGGAATTGCGTGTTCAATAGGAACGTGAGCGCCGACACTTTGCGTTGACGCTCGCCCGGAGACATCCCGACCTTTACGGTAAGGCGCCGGCGTTCTGGCCAGTCCTTCGGGTTTGTTGACACCCACTTGCCGGCCCGTTTCAGCGTAATGGGCTCGGTTACATATTCGCGCAACGTACAGTGCACGAGCTCGTATACCGGCCGCACAAGTGTTTCCGCGATTGTGCGCGTCATGGTGCCTGCGAGCTGCTCCATCACGCTATACATTCGGTCAACGCCCTGGCTGCCAACGCGATCCGCAATTTGCGCCTGTCCGCTCGCGAGATCAAGACTCGCGCCTCCGAGCTCCGCGCGGTCGCGTTTTTCGTTTTCAAGGTTCGCCAGAATGCCCGCGGATATATCCGGAACCACGAGCGCGCCAACGGCCTGTCGCACATCCATAATTCCGGCGCCGGAGATTCCGATATTTCCGTCCACGCGGCCGTCCTCTAGATCCTCCTGCGATACCTTGCCCTCGAGGTAGATCGTCCGATTCTTGTTTGCCGCGCGCGCGTTGTCGTGCAAAGCACGCTTGAGCCCCGTTCTGCTGTCCTGCGTTTGTTTCACTTTCGTGAAAATTGACACGCCATCAAGCCTGTGCGGATTCAGGATCGCCGATCCGGACGCGTAGGGAATAAACGCCGCGGGTTCGTTCCGCAAAATTGCCTTGTTCGGAACAAAGCAAACCTTGCGCCGCTCATTGTCGATTAGCGGGTAAAGCTCGAACCACTCCACAACGTCGAGGCTCGGATCTGCCGAACGATTGCGCGGCGCCGTCGAGCGTTTGCGGTTGCGCGCAGTAGAAACCGAACCCGTTTCGACATATGGTGAAAGCCCCGCCACGATGTCAGCCTGAAAACCCCGCGCGGAGAGTGCGCCGCGCGTCTCCACCATACGCTCGCCAATTGCGGGAATCGTGTCGAGCCTGCGCGAATGCCAATTCGCCGTGCGGAAAAAATTCTCCGGCGCAACACAATCGACCATTACCCGTTTTTTCGAGCGCAATTCCGAATAGCGCAGCACGCCCTTTTTCCATTCGATTTTTTCGAGGCGGATGCCCGGGCGTTCTTGAATCAGCTCCGCATACGCCTCCGGCGTCACATTACGGAACACGCGCTCGCGCGTCGTGTCGGAATCGTCAAACCAAACCTTTATCACTCCGGTGTCGTGAAGCAGCGCGTCCTTGATCGCCTCCGAAAACGAAATAAAGCCGCTATTCCCGTCCATCACGGTATATGTCACCGCGTCGGTTTCTAGAGCGGACTGGTATTCGTCCTCGCCGTTCTCGGCGTCGAAAGACACAATATTGTCGTTCGTGAACGCGTCGAGCATTTGCGAATGCACAGCATCGACCATCGCCGACACGTCGCCAGCCACAACCCGCGAGCGGCCCGGAATTTCGTCGCCACGCGCGCGCATGAAATAATAGTTTAGCGCGAGCTCGCGCGCAGCCGCGGTTTCGTCTCCGTCGCGGTATCCGGAACAGTCCTCGAGCTGTCGAGTGACTACCGACAACAGCTCACGCGTTCTCATATCACTACCCGATCAAGTGTTGCGTAATTGCGCGGGCGCGACCGCGTGTGCGCCTGTCGAGCTTCCCACGACGCGTAATGCTCCACCGCGCGGGCGAGATACTGTTCAAACGACACAAACCGATTAAGCGTGAATTCTTCGGAGTCTGCGGACTCCTTTAGTCGGTAGCCGTTTAGGCTATCAATCAGTAAGTCATTATTCAGCGCCGTGACTCGCTCGAATGGCCGTGGCACGTTGTCGATGTGGAGGCGCGAAATAAACGCCTGCGTCACAAGCGCAACCTTTGAGCCAGCAAGCGCCGGAGCCGTGTCGCAATACAAGCCGAGATCCGACAACAGAGCCGAATAGACCCCATCGTCATCCGGCGGAACGATATTTTGCGCCGGCGTTTTCCAAGGCAACGTCGCTCGCGCAGCGGCCACGCATTCGGGTAACGTCGCGAACATCCACGAGCGGCAACCGACAGCGCGTACCTCATTGCCTATCGGTTGGAAAAATGCGGCGGAAATATTGACCGGCGCGTATTCGAGCGACCAAGCCGCTTGCACTGGGTACCGTGCGTCGTATGCGAATACGCTTCTGCGCCCCTCGTCGGTCAAGGCGGTGACGCTTGTCCCGTAGAGCGTGCCTGGCAATGCCGCCGCCGGATTGCAGTAATACTCCTCCTGTATTCGAGCCTCGGTCATTCCTTCCGCTCGATCCTTCGCGACATCAGCCTCGGAGATTACCGGCGTGCCGTCCGCGCGACAAGTGTCGCGAATCGTGCGCAACGACGTGAACCATTCCGCGTTGCCCTCGAGCTGTTTGAACATTTGGTAGGCGTGATTGCGCCCGCGGAAAGTGGTAATGAAAACAATCCAGCCTTTATTTTCTCGAATGATCGGCCGCACGTATTCGTAGAACCGCGGATCGCATAACGCCCACTCGCTGACCGTAATCCCAATCGTGCCGGCGCCAACCAAACGGTTGAAGTGGTCGCTTCCTAGCAGTTGCCACGCTGACCCGTGGTATGGCGAGTCAGCTTTCATACGGATAAACATCTCCGTGTTGTTGATGTGTTCGCGGTGCTCGATTGGAAAATATCGATCGATGTAGCGGAGCCCCGTCGCCGGGTCTATTCCCTCCCACAGAGCTCGGCGCGCGTGCGCGTGCAGTGGGAACAGATGCCAATAGTTGCCGGTGCGCGTCTGCATCTCTTCGCTCGCGAGCTGCATCGCATACGCGTCTTTTCCGGCCCGCCTGTGCCATGCCAAGAATTGCCGGCGCTTGCCGGCGCGGAACGCTTCTCGTGCTTCCGATTGGTACCCCCGATAAACGAACGCCGGAAGGGGAACCGTCGAAGCATCGGATGCGGCTGCGGTCTTTCTCGGCTTACGGGAAGTAGCGGCGGCCATGTGGCGTGAATATTGCACCGATTGAACAACGCCCGCAAGCGGCGCAGAGTCAATCGGCACCCACATCGCGAAGGAAAGAATATGTCACTCCGCTACATGCTTGCCGTCCTCGATCCCGTTGACGGGTTTACCACCACTAGCCCTACCCAAACGTTAGTGCTGCTGTGCTTGGCTGACTGCGCCAATGACAGTGACGGCCGCGCCTGGCCAGCCGTGGCGACCATAGCGAGGCGCTCTAGGCTAGGAGAGCGGGCGGTGCAATACGCGCTGCGCGAACTCGAGGCGCTTGGCCTTCTGGAATCCAAACAAACAGAAGGCCGTTCGACACGCTACCGCCTAGCGTTTGAGCCGATTTCGGCGCCTTTCCCTAGAGTTATCCACAGGGGGGGTGCACCAGGTGCACCCCGTGTAGAACAGGGGGTGCACGCGGTGCACCCGGGGGTGCACCAGGTGCACCCGGGGGTGCACGCGGTGCACCCGAACCTCTTAAGAACCGATCAAGAACCAAAAGACGCGCACGCGCGCGAGGCGACGGCGGCGCTTGAGCCCGTTCGCTCACAAGCCCTTCGGGCTCGCGAACGGGCAGACAGTACCAAGGGAATAGGACCACCCCCGGGCCGCCCCAGCCCCAAAGGCAACCCTTACGACGATCCGCAATTCGCATCGCGAGCTCGAGCGCCAGCGCCGACCCCTATGCCGGATTCCCTTCGAGCTCGTAGCAACGGCTCGCCGGACTCGTCGCCGTGAATCAGCGCGAAGCGTGGGCACGCTGGCTAGAAAAACGAACGGCAACAGCACCCGCTAAGCCGGTCACGAAAAGCCCGGCACGCAAGGAAAGCAAACTGGAGGCAACGCTAGCGTTCCAGCTTGGACTGCTCCAATTGCCGTTTGAACGCGAATACCTGTTTCACCCGCATCGACGATGGCGATTCGATTTCGCGTTTGTGGATGCGAGGCTCGCCGTTGAAATAAATGGCGGGATCTATTCTGGAGTGGAACTCGGCGCCGATGGCGAGGCGCGGTTAAAAGCCGGCCGGCACTCTCGAGCTGCCGGCCAAATAAACGATATGGATAAACTAAACGCCGCGGTGGAGCTCGGATGGCGTGTGCTCGTATTCGGTGCTCCTCATGTCAAGAGCGGCGCCGCCACAAGCACAATTGAGCGTGTGCTTCGAACGGCCACCTTGGCCTCAAGCCAAACGATGTAATGCGGCCGATGGTGCTCCATGCACACGTCCTCGGTAGGGCTGCAACCGTGTTTGTTCACTCCCCTTCTCCCTTGGCTGCGGTGGACGACATCATCCGAGTAGATCGCGATTCCAGCCGACGCCGGCCGTCTCACGATTCCATGACCGAGCTGATGCGTGCGATTCGATCCGGTCGATCATCACCAGAGCCCGCGCGTGGTTCGACGACGGCACGTAAGGGCCGGACCAGCGCGAGTCGCAACCGATGTTGCGGGCGACGTTGGTCGAGTCGGCCGACGCGAAAGGCACATGAGCGAACACCACCGAATCGAGCATCCGCAGCCCGTGGAGCTTGCACAGCGGCAAGCCGTCGTCGTCGCACACCACGTCGAG